CAAGAATATCACTTTGGTCAAGAGATGTGATTGTTCCAGCAACAGATAAGTTACCACTAATAATTGCATCAACCGCATTGACGTTCGTAACTGTGACGTTGGGTGATCCTGTTAATCCTTGAGCGCTGACTGCGAGTGTTGCGTTAGATGCGGTTCCTGTGACATTTCCTGTTAATGCACCAACAAAGGTTGTTGCAGTTGTGACACCTGTTGCAAATATATCTCCATCTGGACTAACAGTAACACCAGTTCCAACAATGATATCATTTCTAAACGTAGATATTCCAGCAACATCTAATATACCTGTTCTGACATTATCCGTCGAGGCCATACCAGTCAGTGCAGATCCATCAATTGCTGGTAATACAGATGGGAATCTTGCATTCGGTATTGTTCCTGAACTTAGATTTGATGCGTTCAGTGAGTCAATAATTGAAGATGTAACAAACGCAGCACCGTTAGTCAGTTGATTATTATTGGTCGGTATCGTTGGTTTGTTTGTGAGATTATCAAAATCAATATCAATATTTGCAGACCCATTAAAACTTGTCCCAGCAATTGTTCTTGCATTTGCGAGTATGGTTGCAGTTGCAGCATTGCCTGTGATGTCATCACTCGCAGTTATAAAACCAGCGCCGTTCGTAAGTTGATTTGTGTTCGTAAATGATGTGGTGATATAACCAGCACCATTAGTGATCGCATTATTGTTTAACGAAATGTTTGATGTTCCATCAAACGATACGCCAGCAATGGTTCTTGCATTTGCTAATGCAGTTGCGGTTGCAGCATTACCTGTTACGTTACCTGTTAAACCACCAATAAATGTGGTTGCGGTTACAATGCCTGTGTAAAATCCGTCACCATCTTTACTTAGTGTGACACCAGTTCCAACAACTAAACCAGATCTTGCAGTAACAAGACCAACGGAATCAATATTGGTTACATCTTCATAAGTTAAAGTTCCGCCAATTGTGACGTTACCACTAAATGTTCCAGTGGATGCAATGATTGATCCGACTGTGATGTTTGGTGTTCCTGTTAAACCTTGTGCATTTACTGCTAAAGTTGCGTTTGATGCAGTTCCTGTAACATCACCTGTTAAGTCACCAATAAATGTTGTTGCAGTAGTTGTACCAGAAACATTTACGTTCTGTAGGAAAGTTGCGTTTGTATTAGTTCTAATGTTATCAGTAGATCCAGCACCAATTCCAGTAAGTGCAGATCCATCAATTGCTGGTAAAGCACCAGTCAATTGACCAGCTGGTAAGTTTGTCAAATTCGCACCAGATCCATCAGAAAGTAATAATGTTCCCGCTGAATTTGGTAACACAACTGTGGGGTTGCCAGAAAATTGTGAGTGAGGTGGTGCTTGTAATCTTAAATAATGTGCATTATTTGATTCACAATAAAAATCAAACCTGGCTGGAGTTCCATCAGTGCTTCTTAATTGAAGACGGTTAGTAAACTGAGATGCACCAGATGACGTAATATCTCCTGTGACATCACCAGTTAAATCTCCTGTGACATCACCTGTGAGTGGCCCTGAGAAAGCTGTTGCAGTGAGTGTTCCTCTAACTGTTCCACCTGAAGGTGTATCAACCACATTAGAATTTACCTGAACAGAGTTGCCCATGTAACCGTGGTTAGTGCATTGATAATGCAGAACTGTAGGTGTTGTGTCTGTTACGGTAATCTCAGTGTATGCACCTGATGAACCAGCAGTGCCGTTTGTCGTTATATTGGTTGTATATGAAGTTGCCTTTGCAGGGTCATAGTAAAAACGAAGTGGATGACCACCGTTAGAACTATCACTCTGATCAAAACGATAAGTTCTGCCAGGCGTAAGTATTAGAAATGGTGATTGAACATTATCTAAAACATATCCTAATCCACTGCCCTGTCCATGATATCTGTGTTGTCCTGATATTTTACTTGCAACCTTGACTGTAATCGTTTGTGTAGTTGAACTATAAGGTGCGATTAGATGACTATATCCTGAGAATTGTGCAGCAGTAATAATACCAGTTGTATTAACACTATCATTTGCACCAATACCACCACCGCCACCACTGGCGTCTGCACCTACAAACTTTCCACTTGAAGATTCATATTTTAAAAATTTACCATCAACCTTTGCACTATCCTCATCAACATCATCAAGTTTTAAAAGATTAACTTCACCAGATCCTGGCCCTTGTGCAAGAACACGATTTAGAATATTCTTAAGTTTTCGGATCTCTGACTGAACATCTGTATCTGAGTTCTCAACTTCTTCTTTGACAGTGGTATCTTCAATAAATTTGATTGCCTTTGTGATTGAATCCTCTTCTTTGACTTCCTCTACAACAGGTTCTTCTTTCTCTTCTTCCTCTAAAAATTCAATGTCAAAATTTTCTGGAACTCCAACAACAACTTCGGAAGACTCTGGAGGTTTTGCAACATTATCTAAAACAACATCAAGTTGTTCAATAAATTTTTCTCCCTTTTCTTTTTGTTCTTTAACTTCTACTTTTGCCTTTTCAATTCCACTCGAAACTGTCTTGACTAAAACATCAAGATTAATGTTAGCCTCTTTAAGAAGATTATCAAACTCTTCTTCTTTTTCTTTCTTGGCCTTTCCGAGAAGACTAAAAAATTCTGACAGTTCTGGTGATTTCATTTATCATCTTCTTTTTGTTTCTTAATTAATTTTGATAACTCAGCCGTTGAACCAACGAATAATGCGTTAGTTACATTTGTAGGGCCTTTATTTGGATCTTGTTCAAGATCTTTCATTTTTTGTTGAAGATCAATAAGCTTATCTGTTGTGTCTGCAACTGCTTTGATTGTGGTTGCAGCAACCTCATATGCTCTTGCAGAATCAGATTCCTGTGCTAATTCTAATATACCGTTCACAGCTTCCTGTCCTTTTTCTATCAAAGAATATAAATTACCTCTTGAATATTCATAATCTTTATCAGCATCATTCTTATCAGTTTTTTCAAGTTGATTCTTTCGAGGTTCAATATCAGTTTCAACAACCTCTGTATCAACGTTAAGTGCTTCCTCGATAGAATCAAAATTTTTCATAATTCTCCTAGATGTCTATACCTTGAGATGGACTTGAAACTTTACCATCACTAAAGAATGATGTCATTTCATCAAATCCAAAATCATCACCAAACTCAATGGCTGCATTATCAGCCGCACTAAGAATACCAATTTTTGCATTATGTTCATGTTTTGCGGCAATCGTATTATCATGACCACGGAATACAGTTATATTTTGACCACTAATACTTCTGATAAGCATAATTTCTGTATCAACAATGATACGATCATTTGCACTTAAATCAGTGGTTGCACTAACCTTAAAGGATGTAACATCCGCATCTATCGCACCACTAACAACTGTAGCCTCGTCTCCATCATAATTTTTCTTGGCAGTTGGTGTTGCACTATATCGAATATTACGTCTTGCAGTTTTAGTATTTGTACTTGTGTAGTAATCAACATCAACTTTCTTAATAAGACCCTCTGGATTATCTGCAACGGGGCCGAATATGTAAGTTTTTGCGGTGAATCCTAAAGTGTAAACAATGATGCGACGACTATCAAAACCACCCTCATACTGATCACTATAATTAATGCTGTCTAAAATAATCGGAACATCTTTTTTCTCACCGATTGAACTAATTAAATTAACTGTAATATTGAATGATGGTTGAAAATATGGAAGAATTTGTTCTAATATCTGTAATGCATCATCACTTAACTTAGCCATAATACTAAGTTCAAATCCAACATTATATGGAACAGGCATATAAACTTTCTTTGCATTTGTTCCATTTTTTGTAAGAAATGTTTGTGCAATTCCAGTTTTACGAGTTGGATCATATTGTATTCCTTGCATTTCAAAAGATAATCTGGGAAGAGTGATTGCAATTTCTCTTTCTAAATCTGGTTGTTGTTGAATTCTTGCCAAAAATTTCTGCATTGGCCCATAAGCCAATGGAACTTTTAAGACGCTGACGTTCGTTCCACTCGCATCTTTGTGTCGAATATTAATATTATTAAAGAGAGTTCCGAAACCGATAACCGTCTTTCTTAATATTTCATGATAGAAGTAAGTCCCTAACATATCAATATTTTTTAACTATTTAGAATGTTCCGAAAGGATTGCCTTCAGAGAAGTCCAAAATTGCATCGGCCTCAGTTTCAAAGTTCTCATTATCATTATATTGATTTGCCTTAAACTCATCATTTGGATAACTGTTTGGTTGATTATAATCAACTGATAAAATGACATATTCCGCACCAGATTCAAGTCCTCGAATCTTCTCACCAACTTGGAATTGCATTGCTGTCAACATACCTACATCAAGAGTTCTAGAACTCTCATCCCAAACTTTAACTCTTGCAGTTTCAGCAGAACTTGAAGATACTTGAACAATTTCATTAAATGCATAATTTCCATTTGCAATAGTCGTTGCAGCACCAATTGTAATTGTAGGTGTAGAGGTGTATCCACTACCAGCGTTACTAATTCTAATTGATCGAATTGTTCCACCAACCATCACTGCCTCAGCAGTCGCATTGACTCCTCCTTCAGGTGCAGTTCCAATCGCAACATTTGGTGTTGTAGTATAACCTGAACCACCAGAGGTAATTGTAACGATACCGATAGAACCTAGAGTTGTGATGCCAGCGGTTGCTATACCAGTGCCTGGCACGGTTACAGTAGGTATTCCAATGTATCCACTGCCAGGATTGATTAAAAGAATTTTATCAATTGATTTAGCAGTTCCAATTCCCGATGTCATAATTGCAACGGCATCTGCATTTGTTCCAACAGATGTTGTAATTCCGATTGTAGGTGCAGCAGCATATCCAAAACCATCGTTTTGAACAAATATTTGTTGAACACCACCAAACACAACTGTGGTGTTTGCAGTTGCATCACTACCAACTCCAGATAAAATTAATCTAGCAGAGTAACCATCAGTTTGAACAATCTTATCAATTTTTTCAATATTTGTATCAATAACCTCATCTTCATATTCAAAGACTTCACATGTAAGTTGATATGTATAATTTTTTCTTAACTGATAATTTGGTTTTTCAAATTCAACGTATTTGATTTCAAATAATTTTTTGCCCAAAGGTGCAAAAATTAAATCACCTTCTCTTGGACGATTTGATATCTCATAATCATCTTCTTGTTGTTCTAGAAAAGGCGCAACTGATTCCTCAAATCTTTCTCTTGAGATAACAAACGTTGCCTCTGTGGTAACTCGAATACCAAATTTTGTTAATATATCTCCCTGTCCAGCATACCCATCGACATTCATGAGATATGCTTCAAGAGGAAATGCCTGATCAAATCTTGATTCAGTCACCTCTCTCATAATGGTTTTAGATGTCATTAACTTTCGAGGAATATAATGACATTCCTGTCCATACATCCTTAATTGTTCATTAATTAAGTCTTGAACTAAACCTTGTTCTGATGGAGAACCCTGTAGGAAAAACGGATTTAACATTATCCAATCATATCTAGTGGAGGCATTTCATAATCACTCGCCATTTTCGCTTTGATTGCCTCTAATTCTGCAACACCATCATCATAGATTTGACGACCATTCAATTGAATACCGCCAGGCAACTGAACTCCTTGAAATTTAATTAAATTTTGACCCCATTGTTTCTTACATAATGCTGTAAAATATCTTTTTAAAAATTGATCATTATAAACTTGAGTGAAATCATCTGGATCTAAGATTCGGAAACAATCTATCACAAAATGATCATTCACTTGTAAATGTTGAAAATCAGTATCAATATAAAGACGATCTTGACGAATGTTAAATCTAAACTTCATATCTGGATTTAATAAGAAACTGATATCTTCAAGATATGTTTGAACCATTGAATACTGTAGAAGATCAACTGATCCAAATGCGTATAGATCATTTAAGAATAACTGATATCGAATATTAAATAATCCATCATAAACAGTATCAGATCTAATCTTAAATATCTGATTCACTCCAATCACAGAAGCAGGCATTTGTAAATAATTTTGATTCTCTTCAAAATTAAAAGTTGTTGATAAACCAACTGTTGAAGTTCCAGTGGTTGTTGTAATACCAACATCTTTATCCCCTCCTCTTGCTTGTCCTCTGTCAATATCATCTTGTGTAATTTTATATTTCAAATACATTCTTACGATACCATCGTAATGTCTCTCTTGATATATTTGAATAGCATCATCTAACAGATCTTGAAATTGTTCATCTGCGACATTAATCTCCAAGACAGGAAAACCAAGCTGTCTTTTTGCGTAATCGATTAAACCTTGTCTTGAACTTGGTTGAGCCATTATTCACCTCTATGTTGAAATACCTGATCTAACTAGCACATTACCTTCTATAATTTTGAAGAAAGTAGAACCAGAACTCACATTGACATCATATAGATATCTACCCTCAGCTAAACTTCTGGTAACTGTTGATCCCATTGATAAAGTCACTTTACCATCTGTAGTTCCAAGAGTTACACCAAAAGTATTTGCTGTCCCGATTACAGATTTTTTCATATTACTTGATCCAGTATAATCCGTAAAATTGATACTCGAACCAACAGAAGTTTTAACTGTAAATGTAGTGTTAAAATCTGCACCAGAAAATATGGTTAGATTTACACCCATTGGAACGGCAACATCTGGATCAAATGTAATTACCTGTTGTGCCATTTTTCTAATTATTTAGTTTTTGAACAAGAGTAGATAGAAGATCTTTAATTTCACCTAACTCACCTTTAACATTATCAAGATCTTCCTTCATTTGATCTAGTTCTTTATTTTTATTTTCCATAGATCTCTTACGATCAAGATATGCTTGATAAGCGTTTTTATCTTTATTAATTATAGCAGATGTATTTTCATCTCTATAAAGTCCGTAAGATCCCTCGATTGGTTTATGATTTTTCATTATGCAAATGCAATTCCTCTAAGTTCTTTAATTCTTGGTGGTTTTGCTTGATTGTCTCCAATCATCACAACTTTAATTTGGAATTTAGTAAATGCAGGGATCTCCCTTGAATTAAAAGTATATTCTCTAAACTCATCTCCAATACTAGCAGGCACAGGTTGATCTGGTTCTCCTGTATTTCTATTAGGATCAATCACCTTTTGGAATTGATCAATGTTTGAAGAGCCTGGGAATGGTTCAAAGTCACGATTGAATGTATCTTCATTAGACCCTTCTTCCATTGTTTTATAGAAAGCTCTAATTGAAGATCCTGTAGTTCTATATGCAGAAAATTCTAACAATATTGAGGTAGCTGCATTTTCCAATTTAACCATATTTGAAATATAGGTTGCAGTATTGGGATCTTCACCAGTAGTTTTTGTTCTCTTCATGAAATTATTATCACCAAAATCACCATTACTTAATCTATTTGAGGTTAAAACAGTTGATATTCTATCACAATCAATCATTGGTGAAAGATTTTCATTATCAGAATTCATGATAACTTCAAATACCATTGATCTCCCAGCTGGCATGATGTCTGTTAGATTAGCATCTGCGTTAATCTTAGATGCTATGATACGAGGTGTATCAAAATCGTTCATATCATTTAAAGTTATATCCTCAAATCCTTGATCTACAAACGATTCCTCAGATCCACCAATGCTAGTTGCAGAAACTGTTCTAATTTTTCCAGAAACTGATGTGCCTGGTGGGGTTGTAGTTGCTAGATTAGGTGTCAAAGTTTCATACTGTAAGTTTCTTGTAATTCTGACTACATTTCCACCATCAGTTTTTGTTTCATTAAAGAATTTAGCTGGAAAACTACCACTACCAGTTCTGTTCGTGCCTGGAGATTGATCATTTAATCCTTTATTGGCACTCATATTAACTTTTACTGTATAATTATCTAAACCAATTGGATGTTTAGTTGTATCAACATCGTTAAAATTATGGAAACAATTAACTCTCCTCAAGTTAATGCCATTCATCTCATACTTTTGAATTTGAGCTCCCACATTGTATGATCTCTTAAGTGTACTTTGACCTTCGCCACGACCAGTCATAAAGTTATTAGGCCCAATTCCTCTAGTTGTGATTCCAGTTATTTGACCATTTCCAACACCTGTATATGATATAAGTTCACGATTATTAATAATTGCATATCCATAATTAGTTGTTCCAACTCCAACTCCTTCAAATGTTTCAAAACTTGATGAATCAACAACCGATATGTTTCCTAAAGATGATCCAGCATAATCTGCGGTTAACGTGGTAATTGGAGTATCTGGTTGAATACCTTTAATTGATACACGATTACTTGCATTATGCATAGCGTGAGCTCTATGATTAACCTTGAAATGTAAACCATCAAATATAGGATCAACTTCAAATGATGAAACTGTGGCAGCACTTCCAATTTGTCCATCAACTGTTGTTCCGATTCCAGTTTTACCATCTATTGAAAGTATAGCTGATCCATTATTGAACAATACTGTTCCAACACCAATGTTGAATGTTCCTTGAACATTATCAACTAGTAAAGTACTTGAAGTTGTGACAACACCAATTGCAATTATATCTCCACTACCATTTCCTCTACCGATTGTTCCAAGTCCAACAGTATCACCAACAACATAATTATTTCCACCATTAGTAAATGTAACAGCTCCTACAACACCATTTACGATAGTTACATCTGCAATTGCACCACTTCCTGATCCAGTTAGTGTGACTGTTGGAACACTAGAATATGTTTTAACAGCAGCTGTTGGAGTATATCCAACGCCAGGATTAATAATTGTAAGATCATTTGATCCATTTATTGTTGCAATACCAGCGACTCCTAACAATGTTGCAGAAGCACCTTCGTTTCCAGCTTGTTTTATAATTACGCCAGGTTTTAATCCAGTTGTAAAATCACTTTGATCTGCCACTGGTAAAGTTGTTCCAATTCCAATCGTTGCTTTTCTTGATAAAAACTCAACAGAATTTTTTGGTAAACTCTTAATTAAATCATTTGCAACAGACACCTCTGGATTAAAGAATCTTGCAGTGCCTGGACTTCCAATATTAAACTTAGCCTTACGAAGAATAAACTTCATATCTTCCAATTGACTTGGATCCCAAGTTGTACCGTTTTGAGATTTAAATAAAGATCCTAAGTATGGCTGTTGACTAATTAATACCTGTTCACTGTCTGGTAAATTAGCAGTTGATATATCCACATCACCCATTCTTGAAATCCAAGCAGTGTAGTTTTCAGATGGTGTAACAAGAACGATTGCATATTCTTGTTCTCCTTCAACATACACGGGCGAATCAAATGTAAATGTAGTTCCTACAGTTCCATCTTCTGATGTATTAACTTCATTAGGATCTTTGGAAACAACACTATATGGTAAAATCTTAGATGTTGGGAGACCAGTTTGAACAGTTCTTACCTGAATTGTAACTGGAATTGTATCATCTTTATCTCTGAAAAATACAGTTATTGATGTTAGGAAAACACCAGATGTATCGTCAACTCTAAATGTTTGTGCAAGTGGATCATAATATTGAATACCTGTTAACTCTTGTTCTTCTGGGCCAACTTTTCTAGATATTGTTTCATTAAGAACTCTCTGATCTTGAATTGTAAGTTTCTTAACTTGAGGAATTTTTGTACTTAAAACAGTTTCTTGAACTGTATTTAACGTTCCTTGTGCATAGAAATTTGTTTCTGCATGACTCTTAACAACTCCTTGAACTTGAGAGTTTGTTGAACTAGTTGTTAATCTGAAAGTTTTTGTTCCAGATTCAAATTTAGGAACGCTCGTAAATTTAGGATCGGGAATGCCTAAAACCATCTTTAGAGATCCAAGAGCATCTGTAACAAATTTTATCTCTTGAACAATAGCCTGAGCACCACTTTGTCTTCCAACCAGTTTCATTCCTTTCTTAACTCTTCCCATAAATTCATCATCAACCATGTTCACTAAACCAAACGTGTCTATGTTAAGTAAAGTTGAGGATGATGAATATTCAGAAGGAATAGAAACACCAACCAGATATGGATTTGTTTGATAAACTCTCGTTGGCGCATTGTAAGGGCCCTCTCTATGATTTGGAGAGGCTAATCTGAATACAATTTCATCCACAGCACCCTCTTTAAATAAAGGATGGAAAGTTGCATTAGTTTCAGGATCAATTTGACCAAAATCAAGCTGTCCTTCAACTGTTTCACCAACAATGAAAACTCCATTTACCATGCTAATTTGTATTAGTTTTGGTGAACAAAATTCACTCATTGATTGACCATCAAAATATGGATAAAAACGAGTTCTTGGTTTTAAACCAGTGGCATCAACTTCAATTTGTCTTTTCCTCATGAAAGGTATTCTATCAGCACTAACTATCTTTTCACCTATAACTTCATTTGAGGTTGTTGCAGTAATTTGATATTGTAATCCCTCTCTTGATTGATTTGTTGTCGTCACAACATCTTCATATCTTTGAAAAGTTGTTAATGTTGCATCGGTGATTACACCAGCACCTCTTGGCAACCATTTTCCATTTAATTCAAGAACTTTTCCGTAATTTGGAATATGTTCAAGATTATTAATTGATACACCAGCTAGATCTGGATCATCTGGTTTAACTTTATCAAACTTTTGTTCTGCAATTGTTTCACTCCACTCAGTTATTTTTTCACCGACCCAATCAGTTTGCCAAGCACCCCAATCTATTTCACTATAACCTGTCTCAGCATCAACACCATGTTTTAAAAGTGCTAACTCATATTGACTGGTATCAAATATAACTGCCGC